AGGTCTACCTCCAAAGGTTCAATGATCATGCCGAACTTTTTCAGCTCTAAACCACCGAAGTTATTCACAATGTAGCTAGCGCTATGTGGCGTATAAAGTCCAGCGGCATAAGGCTCTTGCCCTTTTTCCAGTTGGAGCTTCATCTGGACAGGGAACTTACCGCCCAGGTAAACATAAGCCGTTTGTTCGTAAATTTCGCGAGCAGGTTTGTCATCTTTTGCTTTGGTGGTTCGGGTGCTGACCTTTACGTCATCTTGGAATATCTCGATTTTAATCATGGTACTGTCTCTATGCGATTGCTCTAAATGGCAGTATGTTGGAGTTGGCCACAACAGGAAGTTGATACCAACTAGGAATAGGCAGAGGTTTAACCTCGATCACTTCTGAACGTTTTAGTGTCGGGCACATGCGAGACACATCAAATGGCTGACCGATATCGAGGCCAATTTGTTTAAGACGAGCTTTGTGCTCAAAGAATTGAGAGCGATTAAGGACTTGTCGAATATCAGTACCACTTTGCCACATGATGGCATAACTCTGTGTAGCATTAGCTGCTTGGCGACTGCTGACAATGCCCAGTTCAAGAAGTTGGTCGGCAATGCTTTTGTGTTCATCATGGTTAATTTGGATGGTCTTCATAGCGTTCTCGATATCGGTCAGATGTGCATAAAAGTCGTGTTCGTTAACTAGGCCGTAAAACTGTAAATTGTGTTTTTTCAAGAAAAGTTGCTTCATACTCATTTCGTCACGGACTACGCCGTATTCTTCACAATAATGGATAAGCTGTTCTATATAGTTCAATTGAAGTTCTGTGATGCCATCTCGTTTACGTTTGTCTTTTCGTAAGTGCTCTTTGAGTTCGTATGCTTTGCAATAAAGTTTGTTAAGTGCCCAAGATGAGCTGTAGCCCCAACCGCAAGTCATGCCGTTAGGAAATAAATGAGGCTTGCGCCCTCGCCCAATTTGCATCGAGGACATACCACGGATAAAGGATGACTCTTTGCCCTTGCCTACTGCCAAATTTCGAGTCCAGTCAATCGAGGTAATTTCGGCACCATCACCGACCAGCGATGATGATTTACCATCCGGCGTTTGACGTGGGAACAGACGTGTGTTTTTGGTAAAGGGAGGTAAATCGTATTGGCGTAAAATGTGGTTATAGATTTCGACGCATTCATCCAGAGTAGTCAGACCAAACAGATTATCCATTCTTTGCCATCGGGACGGATTGCCTTCAACTCTAACTTTGTAACCATCGCAGCGAATCGTCAGTTTTGAGCTGAACGACCCCTCTAAACGCTTTTGATTTACAGAGGGCGGCAGCGCTTCACCAGACTCCATATCAAGCCTTTCAATAACATGCGTCCCGACCAGTGGAAGCCCACCGTCAGGATGCAGTTGTTGCATGAAAAGCTGGTCAATGAAATACACGTCAAAAACCCTGTCAATAGCCCTAGGAGGTGAATTTAATTAACTCTACAGAATCAATTAAGCCAATAGTGCAAATATATAGGGTTATAATTCATCTCACAAGATGAATATGGAGCAGTATTAATGTCTATAGGTGAAAATCTAAAGCGTTTAAGACGTGATAAGGGATGGACGCAGGGAGAGTTAGCAAAAAATTGTGGAATAAGATTAGGCCAGATATCGAAGATCGAAAGAAACGAAACTGATCCAAAACTAAGTACACTGTATGCAATCACTCAAGCTTTGGAATGCACTCCAAATGCCCTGTTAATGGACGTTTCAAAAACGAGTCTCGATGCGCTAATGGAAATTGCACTTGAGAGGGTTCAAAAACTCCCCGAAACTGATAAGGAACATTTGTTAGCCGTAATTGATAAATACTGTATAGCCAAGAGCTTACAACACTTAATGGAAAACAATACGATCTTTGGAGTATCGATATTTGACGGGAAAACAGAAGAGTTAACAAAGTAAATAGTCCGGAAGTCCGGACTTAGTTGGGGTGTAACAGTAACCCCAACCGTTTTCGGCCATTTACCCCCGTAATACTAGACGGGGGTCTAACCCGCTTCCTCCTTCCTCCTCCTCCTCAGTCTTCGTCGTCGTGCGTCCGTCGTCATCGAGTTAGATAAGCGAATAGTCGTAGTGAGGCAATGAAGTTCACGGCGACCGCTGTCTCAATAGAACCTGTAGAAATTCCGTCTCCTCGCATCAGCAAAGCTGATGACTGCGGCGGACGGATGAATTTTAGAAAAGCTTTCTTTGTTGCTTTTTAAGAAGGCAAAACACCTGAATTCGTATTAGTCGCCATTATGTTACGGGCTCACTCTTGCAGAACGATTCAGCAAGCTGCCCACGTTCTGCTGCTAGTGAGGCCGTCAGTGCTAACGCAATGGTACTGACGACTGCCCCTCAACATAATGCCGCGCCACCTAATACGCACTAAGGTGTTTTGGTTTTTGGATGATTTTTGTAACGGATTTCAAGCGGCTTGATTTGTGTTACAGGTTTCAACTGCCACAAAGCTTAAGCCTTATGGCAGTTAGTTCCCTGTCATTTGGTGATTAATGGTTGGTCTTTGGTGAGCTTGCGAATGACTGCGCCACATGACGGACATTGCGGCTGCATAACGGCTAAGCCTGTAAAGATTTCATCTTGGAACCACGGTTTATAACAAGATGTGCATTGATGCGTTGGATCATCTTGGCGATTAACCATGCTGACGCCGCCCTTGTAGAAGATCTTTTTCACATTTGCCTCCAGATGTGATGTTGTTGAATTTGCGGTAATCCTTGAGTGAGTCTTCAAGGCCTATTTGCCAGAAGTCATAACACCTAGGACACTGCTCCTCGTACATGTAAACCTGATTATCCATAATGTACTCGGTGCATAAGAAGTCGATATCCCCACATTGGGGACAATGGTCACGGCGTTTGAACCGATGAGTTCTATAACGAGTGCTCATATCACACCGCCTTATACCCATACATCAAAGCTGATGCGGTCACGCCTGGCTTACGTCTAAAGTGTCTGTCTAAGGCTGCACAGAGTTCGTCTAGGTGCATGGCCATCATTGAGGTTGACGGGCCGTTCTTGTCGTAAAAGATAACCACCGCATCTTCAACTTGGTTTCTCGATGTCGGTGATTTGCGTTGTAGAATCGCTACCCGTTTAACCATGTCATAAGGTAATAAACAGCGTGGGATTGGTGGGTCAACTTCGTCTCGAGTGGGTTTTTTGAGGTTAAGGAGCTTGGCGTAATAAGCGATGGTGCTACGATTACGACAGAGCTTTTTAGCGCAACCCTCGACACCCAAAAGCCAGAAGTCACGTTTTAAGAATTGCTCTTGCTCAAGCGTTAGCATCTTGCAACGTCTTAAGCCGAGCTTGCGGATTTGACCTAGAACGCCATCGACCGGACGATTGAGTTGAGAAGCGATTTCGTCAACATTAGTGCCCTGCTTAAACAAGGCGGTAAGCTGTGTTTTCTCCTCTTCTGTCCATCGAATGATCGTGCGTTTAGGCTCTAGTTTTTGTGGCTCTTGCGCATGGCGTGGACGTTTTAAAAGGTCGGCAAAGGAGCAAGTAAAGTCTTGCTCCGGTACGATTGAACTGACGTTTTCCATAACATTACCCTAGCCTTATTTGTTTAAAGTTCGACTTCTAGTGGTTCGATGGTTAATCCGTATTTCTTGAGCTCCAGACCGCCGAAAGCATTAACAACGTAACTAGAGCTATGAGGGGTATAGAGTCCGGCTGCATAAGGTGGTTGTCCTTCTTCTAGGCCGAGTTTCATTTCTACGGGGAATTTACCGCCCAGATAGACGTAAGCGGTTTGTTCATAGATAACTCGGGACGGCTTGTCCTCTTTGCCTTTAATGGTTCGAGTTTCAACTCGTTCATTCTCTTTGAACACTTCGATTTTGAGCATAAGTACCTCTATTGATTAAGCGACTGCGCGGAACGGCAGTACATTGGATTGAGCCACAACGGGTAATCGATACCAGTCGGGAACGGAAAGCGGTTTAACCTCGATGACTTCAGAACGCTTGAGTGTGGGACACATGCGAGACACATCGAAGGGACGAGAGATGTCGATACCGATTTGCTTTAAACGGGCTTTGTGCTCAAAAAATTGAGAGCGAGTTAATACAAGCCTCAAGTCGGAACCATGTTGCCAAAGAGTAAAGTAACTCATGGTGGAGTTGGCTTTGCGTAGCGTATCAACGGCTCCTGCTTCTAGTAACTGATGAGCAATAGATTGATGTGTGTCGTGTGTGGCGTGTAGTGTCTTCATGGCGTTCTCGATGTCGTTTAAGTGTGCGTGAAAGTCTTGTTCAGTAACCAAGCCATAAAACTGTAAGTTGTATCGTTTCAATAGTTTTTGTCTGAGACTGTGCTCTTCTCGTACAACGCCCTGCTCTTCGCAGTAGCCGATAAGCTTTTCAAGGTATTCAAGTTGTTCAGTGACAACGCGATTCTTTTTGCGCTTGTCTTCTTTGAGGTGCTTACGGAGTTCGTAAGCTTTGCAATAGAGTTTTGTCATCATCCATTCGGATGCCTCACCCCAGTTACAGGTCATGCCGTTTGGATAAAACTTTGGCTCTCGGCCACGGCCGATTTGCACAGATGACATACCACGGATAAAGGAGGCTTCCTTTCCCTGCCCGACTGTATGATTACGAGTCCAGTCAATGAGGGTGATTTCAGCGCCGTTACCGATAAGAGATGACGATTTTCCATCTGGTGCTTGGCGGTGGAATACGCGGGTGTTTTTGGTGAATGGAGGTAAGTCGTACTTGGCGAGAACGTTGTTATAGATTTCAACACATTCATCGAGAGTGGTTAGGCCAACTAAGTTATCCATGCGTTGCCAGCGTGATGGATTACCCTCAACTCTAACGCGGTTGCCATTACAACGAATGGTCAATTTAGTGCTGTATGATCCTTCTAAAAGCTTTTGGTTAACGCTAGGTGGAAGCTTCTCCCCTGTTTCTAAATCGACCCGTTCAATAACATGCGTCCCAACGAATGGAAGACCACCGTCAGGATAATCTTGCTGCATGAAAAGTTGGTCAATAAAAAACATATGTACCCATGTATGCATGTTTATTAGAATGCAAAATACAATGTTTTATAGATGTATGCAACTATGCATAAAAATAACACATGCATGCATACTAGAATGCACTAATCTTAATGCGATTATTTCAAGGGTTAAGCATGAGCAAACAATACACTTCGCTAAGAGTTAGTGAGGAGCGAAAAATAAAACTAGAAAGAGCTGCAATCGAAATAAGCTATGCCACAGGAAAGCAAGTGAAATGGACAGATGTTGCGAATCATCTTTTCGATCAATACCTGAATGAAGCGAAAAGAGATATGAAGGAAAGCCTATCAAAATAGTCCGGAATTCCGGACTTAGTTCGGGTGTAACAGGAACCCGAACCGCTTCGCGGTCAAAAACGTGAAGTTACTGCCTTCGGGTACCCCTCCCGAGGAGCCCCTCCCCAAAGGCAGCAACTTCACTGACCACCTTCTCTCCGTCACTCCTCCTCCTCAGTTCTCGTCGTCGTCGTTCCGTCGTTTGGTCGGTCGGCCAATAACGTACCCTTATAGAAAGAAAGCCTGAAATGGAAAATTTAACCGGGTTAAAAATTTCCTAGGCCACTACTGCCGCGCGGTATCGGCGTGTTGGGGATTCATTGGCGTTCTTTCCGCTTGGCTGCTCATTTTCTCTCTACACGCGAGCGTATAGCAGAGAAAATCGAGCCTAGTTAAAAAACAAAGTTTTGTTGATGAAATTCGACATGCATTTACTAACATCTTGTTTTTATTACAGCAACTGGCGTTATTTTTAGTCGAGATAAAAATAGCAATATAGTCCAAGCGAAAAGAAAGCCCTGAAAAGGTTTCAGGGATTAGTGATCAACGTGATAGAGGAACAAGATATGTTGGAACTGCTAACAGCAATAGTTAAGTTGCTTACGGTCATCATCGAAGCATTTTTTATGTAGTAAAGAAAACACCTGAATTCGTATTAGTCGCCATTATGTTACGGGCTCACTCTTGCAGAACGATTCAGCAAGCTGCCCACGTTCTGCTGCTAGTGAGGCCGTCAGTGCTAACGCAATGGTACTGACGACTGCCCCTCAACATAATGCCGCGCCACCTAATACGCACTGAGAAATAGGGGCGTGGTAAAGTGCAATCCCCACATAAGCCATTGATAATCCTTGTAAACCTAGCCCTTTATACTTTTTTGCTATCTGTTGCCAAATGGCTTGCTCTTCTGGTGATTTCGCTCTGTCGGCTGCAAGTCCAATTAGTACCTTTTCTTTATCTTCGCCAATCTCGTCAGCAATGATAAGTGCCAGATTTTCTTTTAAATGTGCTCGTCCGTTTCTAATGTCTGCCAACATTTGAGGACTTAAACCTAATTGGTGAGCCACTTGCTTATATTGGACAAAATTCATGTGGCTTTTGTACGCATCTATCAGATTATTTGTGTACATCTGCGGTTTCCTTGTTTCCCTCATTTCTTCCATTCTAGCTGATTAGTACTGAAATCATCGTATTTACACTACGAGATTTGTCGTATTAACTGATACGAGATTTATCGTATTGACCACCTTGGGCGCTAGACCTTAACTCTTCCCCTTGGTGGTCTCCCAACCAGTTAAGGCGGTCATTATGGCAATCACAGCAAAGAAACAATCCCCAGCACAAAGCATGAATCCCTTTGTGGTTATCCAGCTAACGTCCGGCGTTCTTCCTCGTTTCTTGCAATTCAAGTCATATGATGAATCTGGCCAACACGTTTTTCATGTCACCTCGGACAAAAAACGTGCTCACCAAATGCCGCTTCCAACGGCCAAAGCTGTCTTGCACAAGATCAAACGTGACTGGCCTCTGGCCAAAATCTCCAGTCTAGTTCAGTAAGGCCGCTATCATGGGTGATTTCATCTACTACGACAACGAACCCAACATCGGGATCAACGTGTATTTCGTTTGGGGGCATCGTTTCTTTAAAAACTGGCCTGAGTTTGAGCAATATCTTGCCGTTCACTATGGCTCTGACCCATATCAACTAGTTGAAATCACTAACGAAAACTACAACGAATTGCTGTTAAAGGGGGTCTTTCATGCCATGTAAGCACCCTCACCATGACACGGTTCGCCCTGTCAAAGTTGACCACTTGGCTTTTACTTTTGCCTATGCGGACTTGCGCCACTTGGACAAAAGCAACGACCAAGACTTTATCAATCTACAGATGCCCGTTTATCACGAGCCAAAAACTAAAACCAAGGAACAAGGCGCGGTGTGCTCTACCTTGGAACAAATCGAGCGCCATATGGAAGCGCACAAAAACAAAGTGTCAAAGATGCTCTTTCATCGCTTCGATTTGTTCATGTCCAAAATCATGGGCTTTCGTTTATCACCTATGCGTGGTCGTGGCCTTCATGGTTACAACGATTCTATGGTCATTCTCGATATGACCGGACAAGTTGAGTGTGGCCTTGTCGGAATTGGCGGAAACAACGATACCGTTTTTGTCCAAATCAACGGCACGGGGTGCACCAAACTTTTCGACCGTATCGACTCTAAGAAGCTTCATTGGTGGCTTGCTCAGGTTCTTGGCATTACTCGCTTAGTTCGTCTCGACTTGGCCGTGGACGATTACACCGGAAACTTCGACGCCAAGTATGCAGAGAAATGTTTTTATGAGGGAGCATTTCGCACTGCTCCAAGGGGTCAAGGTCCCTCAATGGTTCCTCATAAACGCATTACAGAAAACGGCGCTTTGATGGAAGAAGCAACGATTGTCGGCTCTCGTTCCTCGGCGATTTACTGGCGTATCTACAACAAAAAGCTTGAGCAAAAAATTACTGACCCTGACCTGATTTGGTATCGAAACGAGGTTGAGCTGAAAAAGTGCGACATCGAGCTTTTAGCCAACCCTGCCGCCTCTTTTGCGGGTATCTGCCCTTTCGCTGCCTCTATCGAGTGTACGCCTCCGGTTAAGTTCTCTCGCAACAAAAAGGCTCAAGGTCTTGAATTTATGGCTCGCATCGCATGGGTTCGCCGTCAATGTGGCGTGGCGTTAGCGGAAGTTATCGCCATGACGCAAGGCGATTTAGGCGAAGCATTCGGGATGCTTATCCCTCACAAACATAGACGCCCTGACTTTGAATTGCTCGGCGTTCCTGATTCATACACACAACTGAAAAACACACTATGGAGTTAAGGTAATGGCTAACATAACTGGCATCGTCATCAAAACATTTCCTAAATCGGGCACCACGATTGCAGAACTGAACGTTCTGCGCCCTGTTGAAACCGTCAACGTTGAGAAGTTTGCTCAATACGGTTTAGGGCTAAACACGGATATTCCTTTCAACAAGCAACCGCTGCGTATTGAACCTGCATACGCCAAGCGTTTGATTGAAACACGCGCTTTTGTTCCTAACCGTGAATATGACATTCGCTTTGGTAGCAACCCTGACGACCCATTAGAAGTCGTCGCGGTTGAGCTCATCCCCAAGGATGAGGACTTAAAGAAATACATGGCTGAAACATTGAAGAAGTAGGTCAAGAACATGAGTCATTGCGTGATTGCTTACAACGGTTATTTGATGCTTGCGCCTCAAGGCTTTGATTGCACTTACGTGATGCTCACTCCCTCGGAGCTAGACGACATTAAAAATGTTTCGTTTGGCTCTTTAACCATCGACTCACAACTTTACTCTGATTTGACGGCGTATCTTCTACTGTCATTTTTTGGTGGTCATGTTTTGGGTCGATTAGTAAAAACCATGGGGCGTCGATAGCCCTAAATCCTTAAATCAGTTGGAGAAATTCCTATGAAATTTCGTAACATGGCTAAAAAATTCGGTGTTGTAGTAGCAACTTCTGTCCCTGCTTCTTTCGCTTTTGCGGATGATCCTATTACCGAACAACTCAAGGGCGCGATTGCGTCCGGTCAAGCGAATTACACCATGGTGGTGATTGGTGTCATTGGTCTTGCCGCTATCGCCTTCGGCCTTGGTCGTATCCTTGGCATCTTGAAGTAATCGTTATGGTTGCTTTTGTCTCCGATGCTCTAACCGTTGTGGTGGCCGTGGCTTATTTCATGGCCTTTGCATACGGCTTTTACACCGGAGTGAACGCCTCCTAAATGGGGGCGTTTCCTCTTAGGGGGCTTTATGCTGCGTTCAATGACCAATACCTTCATTGCGATACTTGTATTTATCACCCTTTTTTTACTTGGCTCACTGCCCCACGCCAACGCGGCGTCATGCCCAATTGGCGATACTCCTTCTCTTAAATGGCCTCTCGGCACTTCTTATATTGCCTCTGCTTGTGTCAATGGCTGTCGAGCGGTTGAGGGTTCAGCAGGTCAAAACACTTGGACTTGTAACACTTCAGCAGGTTATTGCACTGGCTATTTCACAACAACGGGTGATAGCTGCTCTGGCTCTGATAATACTGACGGCTCTTGTGATGCTAACGGTAACTGTACAGGCTCCGGCGGCACTGGTGGTGGTACTAATGGTAACGGTCTGGTCAATGTTCCTATGCTGCCTTATTCAGTTATTCAAGGCACGGATTTATCAAAGGCTTTTGAACATACAGTGAAATCTTTAAACAATCAGAATGAATACGTTAGAAGAGAAATTGAAAGTTTAAAGACTCAATCCATTAACAAACTACAAGGCATTTATAACTCAGTTACCGCTAATACTTCCGCTGTTAAAGCTTCTCAGCAGCACGTTACCGATACTCGAAACGAATCCGTTAAACAAACTCTTGAGTTTTATAAGCTTAATGAAAAAGCTCAAGAACTCATTATCACATCAGGCAATATCATCGGCTCTATCTCAAGCATGACAGGGGCTCTTTATAATACTTCTAATGGAATTTCGAGTGCCGTTCGTGACGTTCGAGAAGGTTTAAGACCGATTGAATTTGGAATGAATGACGTTAACCAAAAGCTTCAACTGGTTAACGAAAACCTCGCAGGTTTAAGTGAGGGTTTGTTCTATACCATGAATGACAACACAAACAAGATTGTCTCTGCTATTAACGCGAATGGTGGCGGCTCTGGTGGTGACACTGATTTATCCGGTGTTCAGTCTGGTATTGATTCCATCAAAACAGGCATTGATAACTTAAATGGTTTACTCAGTGGTAACGGATTGTCTAAGCCAGGCATTGGCTCTGGTGTCGATTTCGGGGAGCTTCCTCTCTATGGTGAGGATGCTATCACCAAACTCAATACGGAAATTACCGATTTACAGAAAGAATACTCAGAAAAGACAAAGGAGTTTAAAAAGCTCTTTTCCTTCGACATTACCAAGCTAGAAAGCGGCCAATACAAAGACCATTCTTTAACGTTTAAATTCGCTAACGGTGCCACGACTAAATTCACGTCTGGTGTCTTCCCTGCTTTGGTTGACAACGCCGCTTTGATTTCATCCGTCATCTTATTTTTGGCTGCTTTTGCAGGTATCAAGACCATCATGGGGGAGCGTGAGTAATGCAATTTTTATTAGATTTGCTTGGCGCAATTGCTAATGCAGGTGACGCGGTCACTGAATTTTTCAAGTCTATCCCTGATTACTTCGGTCAGCTCGTCGTTTGGGGCAATGCTTGGTATGTCAAACTCAAGTTTCTTTGGCTGATTTACTCTCTTGAGCTTGCCTATAAAACGGCGGAGTACCTTCTCAATGACATTGGCTTTAACGATATGTTAGCCAGTTTCTTTAATGCCCTACCGGATGAAATCCGTTATTACGCTTTCATTTTCAAAATCCCTCAAGCTATTGGGATTTACTTCAACTGTCTTGCTACTGCGTTTGTTTGGAAAATTACGAGGTTCTAACCATGGCTATTTTTATTCGGACGGGAGCCAACGGGTCGTACAAGTCTGCTTATGTGGCCTACTTTGTCATTTTAGAAGCATTGAAAGCAGGTCGCGTTGTTGTCACCAATATGCAGGGGTTTGAAACACTCGATGTTATCGAAAAGCGTTTTGATATTACGTTCCCCTCCACTACTCGCCTAATCCGTATCTTCAGCCGAGACAAGAATGGTATCGAGCTTTGGCAGCATTTCTTTTGTTGGTGCCCGATTGGTGCGCTCATCGTGATTGATGAGTGCCAAGATATTTTCTCTAAGAACATCGGCTTTCGTATGGAGAAGGTTTTCTATCGTCCGTTGTCCGATTTTCTCCCTATGTTGCCGCCTGACTATGAGAGCTTTTTTAATTCTCGCTATCTCCCTGCGGATATGTCCAAGCTGCAAGCTTGTGAGATGGACGACAGGGGGATAGCCGAATATGACGAAACAGGTCGAATCATTTATCCCTTATCTTTTAATGAGGGGTTCATGCGTCACCGCCATTACAACTGGGATATTCACTTGCTTTCGCCTGATTGGGGGCAAATTGATTCGGCTATCCGTGCTTGCGCGGAAGAATGCTATTTCCATAAAGGCCGTGACGCCTACTTTTTTGCTCGAAGAAAGCCCCTGATTTACCGTCACCCGAAAAACGTTGCCACATTGGTTATCCCAAAAGGAAAAGATCCCAACGTCTTTCCTCAAAAAATCCCTCTCGATGCTCACTTGCTCTACAAGTCCACATCAACAGGGCAAGCGAATCAATCAGGTGCAATCAATATGCTGCTAAAGAATCCCACCATCGTGGGGTCTTTGCTGCTTGGTATACTTTCAATTGGGTATTTTATCTATGCGTTTTCCGGTCTGGTTTTTGGTTCTTCTAAGACGGTGGCGGACACGTCCGCGCAAACGTCTAACACTTCCGTTTCTCAGTCGCCCGATAGCGCTCCTCAAACGGGTGGGCAAAATGCTCCTGCTTTATCTACTGGTGGGGACGGCCATCAAGCTGGCCCTGTTTCCCCTGCTCCATCTCATCGGATTGATACCATAAAGCAAATGCTTGGTCTTTATGACTTGCAGACCCTCTATTACACAGGACACACCACTCGACAATCCCAAACTAAGGGCTTTCAGTTCTTTGTCACACTGGAGGCCAAAACACCGGAGGGAACCTATTACCTAGACGATGCATTCTTGAGGGCAAACGACATTGCTTACGTGCATTACGATGACTGTCTACTCAAGCTCACGAAAGAAAACATCACTATCAACGTAACCTGCAAGCCGATACTGCGCGAGGCGGTGCCTGACGCGAATCAGCCGCCGCAAGTAAAGTTAGGCGCGCTCTTTTAGGTGATCATATGGAACAAATCGTTATTACTGTCGACCAGTTTGCCACATTCATGGAAGCGGCCTTTTTTTCAAACGTGCTCGCGGTCTTTCTGGCGCTATTGCTCTATGACCTATTGACCTGCTTTCTGGTTTCGTTCTTCACGCGCATGCGAAAGCGAATGAACAAGATATCCACAGAATCTGTAGATAACTAGGCCGCTTATGCGGCCTTTTTAATGTTTAAAAAATGGTTTAATCAGATTGAAGCCGTCCGCCGCAGTCATCAGCTTTGCTGATGCGAGGAGACGGAATTTCTGCAATGTCCATCTAGACAGCGGTCGCTGTGAAGCTAATTTTTTCCCCGACTATCTCGCGCCTCAGTGGCGCGACTTTCGAGCTTAGCTCGATGCCCCGCAGGGACTAGGCCATAACGTTAGCCTCAACACACTCTGAACGTATGCTACTGCATAGCCGAAACACACAAAGCGTTTGCAGCGGTTCGCTTGATTGCTAAAGCGCGCCAGTCAGTCAAGTGATCATCAATACTCTTGCACCAGAAAAAACACCCTTCGCTCTGCCAAGCCATAAAAGAAGTTTCAGCAAACGCAGTGGGTAGCAGCATTTTCTCGCGGAACTGGCCACAACTAGGCGCGGCGAGAGTCGAGCAAGTCTCATTCTTTGGGTTTTGTCTTTTTGGTGTCGTGCGCTTAGCGCGCGCACAAGGAGTGGACTACGACGCGGAGCAGCGCAAAGCGCCGACCCCCGCGCTGTATCACGGGGGTAGATTCCACCACACTCCAAGGCTTCAGCGTGTCTTTTCCACCATCGAGCCACTTTCCTTTCTTGCAGCCAAGAAAAAGCCGCCTAAGTCGGCGGCCATTCATTGCAAGCAAAGGTGTCATTCATCTTGAATCTATCGTTCATCGCAAACACTAAACGACAGACTTGCGGCATTCAATACTCTTCTGTATAAAACGCGATGGGCAACAAATTGCCTATGCAATCATTAGGATTATTAGTTGCATTAGTATCATTACATCGAGTGATTAGACGGCTTACGGCCTGCTAATAGCTTGATGTATGCAATTAATCTTAATGCACCCTGTTAATTGGTGGTGGGCATGTCCCCATATAGAATGAATAATCATTATGGAGTAGTTAAAAATGTCTTGGACTGAAAAGCAAATTGACGATGTATGGGCAAAAGCTGAGTTTTCTAATAAAGAAAACGAGCAAAACGGTTTTCGCAAAGACCAGTGTACAGCTTGGATTAAACGAAACGCTTATGGTAAACGTGATTCAGTATATGGATGGGAAATTGATCATATTACTCCACTTTCAAAAGGTGGTAGCGATAATCTGAGTAATCTTCGACCTCTACATTGGAAAAACAATGCATCTCGACAAGATGACCGTTTGACTAAAACAGTCTATAGCAAAGGGAATGAAAACATTGATGCAGGAACCGGTAAAAAACTTACAGTTTAGCTAGTCGGTGTTGCATACATAACAAGCGCCTCAATAGGGACAGTCAATGCGTGGCGTTGCCAGCCCCTAGGCGGGCGATATAGCACACCGAAAATTATTGGTTGTCCATAAATTTTGAATATTAAGGTCGGCACTTTATGTCTCCTAATCTAAATCAATTTCATTAAAAGGGTATTTACAGTATGGCAAGATGTACAGCACCAAGAAATGGGCATCGCACCGCTAGTGGTGCAGCTGCATGTCCCGCATGTAGTAGTCGCGGTCGTAGTTATGGAGGCTATTCTTCATATTCTTCACCATCATACTCATCATATTCTGGGAGTAGCAGCAGTAGTTCAAGTAGTAGAAGGCCCAAATGGTCGAAATCAAGTTCGTCTGTGTCATATACGGCTAGCCAAATACAGTCGCTCACACCGATTCGTGAAACTGTTGAAAAGAGAGCAGCTGAACAACCGGATCTTCGCGATATCTTTTTATGTCACGCTTGGGATGATCGTAAGGGAGTCGCAAAAGAGCTTCATGATCTTCTTGAAGCATCTGGCGTAAATGTTTGGTTTAGCGAAAAAGATCTCGCTCTCGGTGTACCAATGATGCGTGCAATCGATAAGGGGTTAGCTAACTCACGGATAGGACTAGTCCTTGTAACACCAGCAATGTTAGCCCGCTTACCTATGGAAGGAGTCGCGGATAAGGAACTTTCTGCTCTTTTAGCTGGTAACCAACTCGTTCCTGTAATCCATGAGACTACATATGAAGCGCTTCGCAATGTTAGTCCATTACTCGCATCTAGAAGTGGTTTAGATACATCTGAAGATGCGCTGCCTGTTGTTGCACAAAAAATTGCTGAATTAGTAAAAATTGAATTCTAGCTCAAATGTGCCCTAACAAAGGCTTCAAAAGGGGCTTATAGCCCCTTAATTCTTACCATTGCTCTGGCGTATTTTAGAAGTTTTGAACGAGCTAGATCATCTTCTGGTGATTCTATTTGCATGACTGCTATTGCGTACAGTATTTGCTGAGGCGCTACCCTGTCACCTGTTGGTAGGATTAACCTCCCACCTTCCATACGAAAGCCCCACCACTCATCACCGTGATAGAGTTCTTTCCTGCTGTGCCAGCGCATCAGCCTTTTACAGATTGGCGGTATCTTCTCTCCCCTGTCCCATCGTTTGACCTCGCTCACAGTTTTAAAACAAAGTTTTGCGGCCTCTTCGATGCTTAATCCGCATTCAAATTCACGAAAAACAAAGTTTTTTGTCATCTCTTTCCGATTCACTGTTAAAACTCCCAAAACTGGGAGTTTTATAAGTAATTGAAATGACTGCAACTTTTACCATAAGCCAA